ATCGTGGTTCACAGCTTTCAGTGCCATATCTATGTCTTCCTCCGTGAACGTGCCACGGATAGCAGCATCGGCAACGTGATGAAGATAGTCCCAAGCGGCATCAATCATATCGTCGCTTATGCCACGCTCTTGCTTCATTCGCTCCAGCATCGGGAGGGTGACTTCTTTCATGTTCTTCTCATACTCCTCCTCCAGCGACTTCTCTTTGGCAAGACGCTCAACATACTTCTTGTTGGCTTCTGCATACGCTTCCTGCTTGCTGGGGTCGTTCATGAGGTCGGTAATGCCGTCGATGCCAAGACGCTCTATCACGGCAAGCCAAGGGTCGTTACCCTTTGCCATGTCTGCGATGAACTGTGCGGCACGGTTGTCTTTCGACAGGAGGTCGGTCAGACGGCTCTCACGCTCTTTGTACTGACCAAGTTCGTTGTCGTACTGGTCGTAATCATCGTTGATTTGACCGAACAATGCCTCATCGTCCGCATAGTCGCGGTCGGGATATTTCTTTTTTAGTCGCTCGCCGAAGAGGTCTCTTTTACTCTTGGCAGGTGCGGTCGGGGTCTGATTTTCAGCCATGATGTTATTTTTTTTATATGGTTTTACCTATTTTTTCTTCGGCAAATTTACAAACATAGTCTCGCTGTTTTTTGTTATCTTTTGTGTCAGTATCTCGGAATTTATTTGTAGCTTTGTACCGCTATATCAGTGCTTTATAAACTAAAACTGTACGCTAATGGGTTAAGATGAAGTATCATGGTTGTATCCTTGAGTTCACAGATGAACGAAATGACGAACTGATGAGAGCGTTCCGTGAAGCAATCAACAAACGGACGTTCATAGACATCACGGAAATATCGGAAGAAGTGGTGAACATGCCTTGCTCTCGCTTTTGGGTCTCTGAGGAGAGAGCAATGGTAGTGGTGGCTGCGCTCATCAAGGGCAAACCTGTACTCGATGCTATGCGACCGACCAAACGAGAAATGTTCCAAGAGATATACAACCGCGTGCTGGCTCTGCAAAAACAATTTCCAAAAGCATCAATGTTTGAACTGGTGCTGAAAGCCGTCAATTCTCCTGCTCCTAAATTCTATATGACACCGCGAAGTGCGATGGAAACAATATACAAGATAAAAAAGGGGTTCTATGAAAAACAAAACCGACGTTATTAACCGATGGTTGCTGCCGATACAGGTCGCTGCACAAGACTGGCATTGATATTGTTCACGCGCTTCACTATCCGAGGCAGCTCCATTTCATGATAACATACTTGCATACCTATTGCGCGTGTCATTAGACGGTCGTCGTGATAACCCTCCATAGCCTCAAACACATTGTTTTCAGTCTCAACGTATGTAAGATATTCGTCAAGGCACGCTTCTTCTCTCTCAATATACAAGCGTTCCCTTATCACAACTTTCAAATTATAAATCACTACTTTCTTCGTCAATGGGTTGGTGTGGTAGCCGTACTTCTTGGGCAGTCCTTGCCTAATGTCTTCTGCGCTCTGCTTGCGTGCATAGAGTTGTCTGCCGTAAACCTCATGTATGAGCGTCAAAATGTATTCTGCTTCGCCCTTGGTGTTGTTGGTTTCAAGTGTATTGCTTTCTATCACCAGCAGGGCATTGTTATAATATGCCGCTACCTGCGTGGCTTTCCATGCCAGTTTATCCATGTCGATGTGTCCGTGCCATTCTGCGGCGACAACAGGAGGCTCGCCGTCCATCATAAACAGGCGGTCTATAACAAGTATGTCTGCAAAGTCGGCGTTCTTGGTGTGTCCTTTGCATACGTCAACTACTACTAAATATCTGTCTGTCACTTCTTCGATGTCGCTTCTCTCAACATCATGCCACATGAACAGCCGTCCGTCTGCCTCTTTCTTGAAACGAAGTCCCTCAATGGCTTTCTCTCCCTCATCGGCACTTCCGTATATCTCACCTATCCAGCGAGGAGCGCGACAAGCAGGTCTGAACTGTTCAACGTCCTCACTGCTGAAGACCTTGCGTCCCGAATAGGTAAATGCCTCGATGTCGTCAGATGCGTACTCCGATGCCATGTCTCCATGATTGGTGTACTTGCTACGTTCGGACACATACCAGTGGATGGCTTCAAGCGTTGCGCCTTTCTCCCATAGCCTCCATAAGTAAGTACCTGGTTCTTCTCGGTCGGACTTAACTTCATCATTGTGTCTGTTGGCGAACAGTCTCTTGGCAAACTCGTATTTCTCCGCTTCATCTGCAAAGGGTAATTCGTACTGTTCAATCTCAAACCATGCAACAAACATTGCTTCAAACTGCGAAAGTCCTTTCTTCGCTGCCAAGTATTCTTTGTGGAAGAAGTTTCCAACGCCGTTTGGTGTTGACTCATACACAATCATGGTGTATGGACGTAGCAGAATACCAGAGCAAGCACTTCGCACTATGTCCTCGGGTTTCTTGCCGTCTGTCTCTTTCCACAAAGCAACCTCCGAAAGGTGAACAAGGTTATAGTCACCACCACGACAGGAGTTCGGTCGCTCTGCTGTACCGATTTTGATTTTGCAGTTTCGTTGTGGTACTCTGAATATGTTGCCCGACTTTCCGACACCTACCATCTTTGGCTCGTTGGGGGCATAGGCATCACCAAGTTCATGCAGCATTTCAACCGGGTACGACTTAATCATGCGGTCGAACATGTCCTTGATTTCGTCGGAACCAGTACCTTGATGGGCAATGATAAGCGAGTTAAGACCAACCTCATGCACAAGCTGCAACCATGCCATGTATATCTGAATGGCGGTTGAACCTCCCCACTGACGTGCTTTCAGAAGTATCAGACGAATAGGCTTGCCAGCCTTACGCATCTTCTCTAACCGCTTGATTAACTTGCGCTGCGGTCTGTTCAATCTGAAAAGAACGTCTGTTCCTCCACCCTTGCGCTTGATGTAGGCAAACATTGCTGCCCAAAATGGGTAGTCATGCTTTTGCCTTATCCTTATGAACTCCTCTACAACCTTGTCGCGTGCCTCATCGGTGACAGGCAACATCAGAGCATCGCGAATGAAAGCATCAACACTACCAGCCTTTGACAAGGACTTGACAAATGGCTCATCCATCATTTCCACTGGCAGGTACTGCGTGGGGATAGGATAATCAGAAACGGTAAAGGCAACACGCTGTCCGATGCTGCCCTCACCAGTTATAGGATTGAACGGCGCAAATACTATTGCGCGTCTGCGCTCGTTCTCCTGTAGTATCTTACTGATAGTAATGTCGATAGTTTCTTCCACAAAACAGAACGTTTTCGTTAAGCCAGAAGAGCAATGCGAAGCTCGCTTCGGCATTGCCTTGGCGAGAAAACGCAAGCCTGAAAGGAATTATTATGCTGCCATACCCATAGTCCTTTGTAACAACTTCATTGTTTCGGGGTTCACGCCTTGCTGTATCTGCTGCATAAGTTCGGGCGACAAGCCTTCCGGCACCTGTCCCTGCTCCAACTGCTCTCTTTGGCTCTTGATGTTCTGAAGCAATGCGTCGGCAAATGGGAAGTTACCTGCTTGCAGCATCTGTTCAAGACTGATAGCCTGTTTCTCAAACAACTGCATGAGGAAGTCGTTTGCCATTGCGCGATATGCAGGTGTTGCTTGGCTCGGAACTACGCTGATGTCCATTTCTACATCGCGTATCTTCATCGGGTCGTAGATAACCTGCACACCGACACGACCAGCAATGTTGAATGTGCGCTTTTGGTCGTAGAACTGCTGAATGTTCTTCACGTCCTTATATGCTGCATCACGCACAAACTCTTGGAAACTGTCAAGCAAGTCAAGCAGCGACGTGGTTGCGTTCTGTGTCTGCTGACTGTAGAGTGCTGCACTCATGCCAGCGTAACCGGGCTTACCCTGCAATGCACCGTTCACACCGCTGATGTCCTCAAAGAATTTCAGCATCAAGTTCAGCATTTCGTGGATGCCGATGTTCGTAGAGTTGTTAGATACCTGCGTCGGCACTGCGCCTGTCTTGCTTGGAGTATAGACAACAACGCCGTTGAACCTTGCCCATGTGTCGGCAAATTCTTCGGGGGTCATGCCCTTTGGTATGCACTCGTCGGGGATAAGTAGCACACCCTTTGCACTGGCTCTGATAACCCAGTCGTTCAATGTGATAAGGCGGTTGGTATAACGCTGCTGGTCTATCACGTCACTTACAAACGAATGTATCTCACCGTCGATGAACGGATATGCCTTGAACACGTATGGATGGCTCTTGTGTTCGTATGGCGTTTCACCCTCTGCCAAGATGTCACCAAGCGGACTGAGGAAGTAGTAGTACCAGTAACTATCCATGAACCACTCGGCTTTGATAAACGGTATTTCCTCATAGGGGATGCCGTTGCGCTGCGCCTGTGCCAAACGCTTCATGTTCTCGGCTTCTACTATCGTACCGTAATCCTCAACGTCAATCTTGAAGATTTCGCCATTGTTGTAGTCATGGCAGCGGAAACGCGGCTTGCTCTCCTTGCGCCATACCTCAATCACCCTACAACGGCTCTCGTCTCGCGGAGTAAGGAAGTCGGTATTTATCCAGTCACGGCTATAACCGAAATCCTCCCATGCGTGTATGCTTGCGCCTTTGTCTCGCGCCTGTCGGTAGATTTCTGCCAAACGCGCATAATCATCGGGCGACTTGGCAAACTGCTCGCATACCTGCCCGAAACTGACATCGTGTATCTCACCAACAAAAGAACAGTCCCAAGCACGGAAGTCACGCATGTTGTTGTCAATGAAGAAATTGTTGGGCTGCACATAGTCCGTCCAGCACTCCATCTTGTCATTGCGCCAACCGTACCACTTACGATGAACCACCATGCCGCTTATAAGATACTCCTCCATGCTTCGGGCATAGAGTTCAGTCATGCGGTTTAACTGCATATTGTATTGCAGGACGGTACTCATCGTTTCTGCCTGCTGCTGCTCGTCACGGTCACGCGCCGTACAGGTAGGTTCGGTGGCTTGACTGCGGTACACACCTATGACGTTGCGCACAAGCCTACGGATGAGGTTTGTCTTCAGCGGTATGTTGCCCTGCGAGAGGATATACTGCTCCTCTGTCATCTTCTTGCCGTCCACACATACCACGTCGCCCCACTGGTCGCCGTAGTTGTAACGCTTGTTACGCTCCCTGTCCTTGCGGAAGCGGTACATTGCATTGTAGTAGTTCTGCGCCTCGATAAGTATCTCCTGCGCACGCGCACGGTCACCATGACACTGCAACCGGCTACGCTTTACGCTGTCGGCTTCATCGTTCTCATTTGGAACGAGTACCTTGCTAAGCCTATGTAGTACGATTTCCATATCTGTTACTTTTTATTATGTGAGTGCAATTGTCGTGCAAGTGAGAGCAGAGTCAAACTTGTTTGAACTATGCCGAGCGCAGCCGACAATCGCGGCATTTATGCCGCAAAGTTAAACCCTGCCGACACTTTTTCTCTGTTATCTATTGGGTTGCTGCTGTGTGGTAATACCTAATTCACTCATAAGGCTTTTACGTAAGTCGCGAAGTTCCTGCATTATGTCAATAGCCGTAACCACTGTTCCATCACTGAGCGTATAAGGAACCTCTGTCAAATCTTTCTTTACTTCGGTTATCTGACGACGTGCGCTCTCTATATCTTTGGCTCGGTCTGCATCACCACTTTCTTTTGCTTTTTTCAAAGCGGCTTGCAGTGTCACGTCCTCTGCCAAGTCAATATAGTCACGCATTTGCAGATATACTTGGCCATACTCGTTTTGTGGACTTCCATAACTGTCTGTGCCTCCTAAGCGTTTCGCAGCTTCCTTACCGACAATCTTCTTCATTTGTATGTCTTCAGTATTATGTTTTTCCTGCAGTTTGTTGCCGTCAAAGAGTGATACACGTTCACGTATTATCTTTTCGCCTTTCTTCATGTACTTCTCCTCCAGCTCGGTATCATTCCACGACCAAGGCGCAGAGAAGCGCCCACGTTTTATTTTGAAGGCGGCATAACGCCGTACAAGGTCTTCTATGGAATACTTGCTTACATTAGCTCCACTCAAACCAACCTCATCAAAATACATCTTATCTATCTGGCTTTGTGGCACCTGTAAGATACGGAAAACACATATAATCGCCTCATGCGCAAGTGCAGGGTCGTCGCCGCAAGCGTCCATGATGGCAAGTACCGTATCTGTGATGCTCTGCGGATTAACACCTATACCTGCTTGGACAACAATATTCACAATATCATTGAAAGCCTCAGTATGCTGACCATTACCTAATTTTTGGAACGCTGCCATGATGTCGCTTGTCAGCGGCATGTCCTTACTCAGATAGGCAGGGTTGCCCTCACCAGTAAGCATCATCTGTCCTGCTTGGCTCATAAGGTCGCCACCTGTCAGACCCTCGACACTGCCAAATGCGGTGTGTGCCCATACATCATCCCACATCTTCTGCTTCTCGTCTTCATCGTCGCCGAATAGTAGGTATGGGAGATATGCGCCCAAGTTCCATGCCCATTGCATAATGTAGCCGAATGTGGCAACGCGCAGGGTATCTTTCAGCAACTGCCGTCTGAACTTGCGCTTGGCAACCTGCTCCTCACGTTGCCAATCAGCGTCTGACCAATTACCGTCTGTTTGTGGCTCAATACCCTTGTCACGCAACAGCTGCTTTGTCATAAACTCGATGCTTCTTGCTCGCCCTCCCGGTGTGAGATTGTGCTTGAAGTTACGGAGTGCATCATGCAACTGTCGCTGATATGACATAGAGGCATTGCGGAACACCGTGAACAACACGGACAACCAAGACCTATCAACCTGCATCGTCGAGGTAAATGCACCCTCACTTGACTGCTGGGTCTGATTGTAAAGCACCTCTGCATCCTGCACGGCTTTCTTCTCTGCGTCGGCTTCGCTGTAACCATCACGCAGGTATTGGGCAAGGCGTGTCTGATACATCGAATGTGCGCCGATGCTGACAGTAAGAGCGTCCACAAAGGCATTAGGAGACATACCTGCACGGCTTGCAAGTTGCATGAGGCGTGTGCGCCACATCTTCCAGTCCATATCCGATTTCAACAGGCGTGGGTCGCCACTCATACGGCTACGCCAACGTTCGCTGAAAATTGGCAGATGCTCCATGCTCCATTTCCATGCTCCTACAGGGTTGGCAATGTTCCTCAACAAGTAGTCGGTTCTTGCTTCGGGTATGTATGCCGGCATGGAAAGGAACTGCTTTAGGGCTGTGAACATTCTGAACGACACCTTTGCAGCCGTTACACCCTTGGCGAAGTTCACTGCGGCTTCATCCAACTTGGTACGCGGCGGTCTGTAGGTTCCTGCTGCCATTTGACAAACGTCGTTAAATTTCTTCCACAACTCTTTACCACTGCCGTAGATGGTAGTCATGTTCTGAACTTGGTTGCGGAAACGCTTGTAGGTGCGCAGCGTGTTGATGTCGCGGTTAAACTCTGCAAAGGCGTTCCAGTGTTCCATCTGTGCCACATGGTCAAGTATCACGCTCAATGCGTCTGCACCTGTGATGTCAAGGGCAAGGGCATTGCGTCTGCGCTTGATAATGCTGCCAGTAGCGGTGCTGATGCCGTCACTCTTGTCGGGATTGTCAAGGTCTTCGGGCTTATCGGCACGGGCATTGGCAAGTATCTTCAATGGGAAGTAATGCTCAATAGCAGCCATGGAAGCACCAAACATTCGCTTGTGCGTCTCGTTGTACTCGTTGCGCGTCTGCACAAGGAACTCGTCTTGCAGCCAGTCGGCAAGTTCTATCAATCGTGGGTCAAGCACTTCTTCGATGTCTGCCACATTCTCCTCGGTGATACCCATCTTGCGCAACTTCATACGTCCGTCAAGCATCTTGTTCACCATGTAGATATACATGAGGTTGCCTTGCGTCAGTTCGCGCTCCTGCATTTCACCACCGTTCCAAAACGACACTGTGCCTTTTGGCAGTTTGCCGACACGACGGATAAGGTCGCCCCACGTCTTCACCTTGCCAACGAACAACTCTGCGGCTTTGGCATCAAGGATGGCGTATTTGTCGCGCACACCGTTTATTTCTTGCTGACGTGCATCAATCCAGCCTCTCATGAAGCGGTTATACAGGTAGCCCTCGCCGTTGGCACTCTTGCCTCCAAACATTCTCAACATCTGGTCAAAGGTGGCGAGAGGAGCAAACAGGAATGACACAAACGAGTTATTGACGAACTTGTCGGCAAATGTCGGCTTATAGTGTTCGTCGCTCGGTCTGCCCTCCATGTCGCTGTTGGCATTGTGCTGTATCTCGCGGATGCGCTGTTTCTCGGCTTCCTTGAAGTCCTTGGCGTTGGCAATGCTCTCGCGGAGGCTGTCAGACAACCTGCCTACAAGGTCGAAGTAACTCTGCGCCCTCTCAATCTTGTTCTGACGGATAGCCTCTTGCAGACTGGCAATGTACTGGCGGTAACTGTCGGTCGCACGGTCGCGCTCGCTGGCATCGTCGTGTGCCTGTTTGATTTCCTCACGCAGTTTGCGCTCCTCCACCTTGCTGTCCTTGATGTTCTCGGCATACTCCAGTGCAAGTTGCAGCCCTGTGTACTCCAGTGCTGCTTCATCGGCTACTGCCACATCGCTGCTGCCCATGCGCTGCTGTGCCTCGCTGATTGCTTCCTCTATGTCGGTCTTCTCCCATCCGCGTGTCTTCTTAAACACTTTCATGGTGTGCGCTCCGGCTGGGTCGAGTTGACCTTGCACCTCAACACCTCTTGCATCTACTTTGCTGCCTCTGATGGCTTCAAGTTCGTGCAGGGTGTCCTCGGCGTGCTTCAACTGATTGTCCACCATGATGTCCATCACCTTTTGCACATCACCCTCGATGTCATTGTGTCCTACGCTGTTCTTTACGGCTGCAAGCAAGCGTTTCACTTCCTGCTGAGTCAGTCCGTTCAGATAGCCGTTATTCATCAGCACACGCGCAAGGTCGGCGACACGTTTCACGGTGGTCATGTCAAAGGTACGCTGGAGGCTCATTGCCTTGCGCAAGTCGGAGAGGTTGCCACCGATGGCACGCATGGCATCATTGCGCAACGTCTTGTTGTCACGATGATTGTTAGCCAGTCGGGTTGCTGCTGCCGTTATGCGCTCCTGCAAACCTAAACTTTGGTCGTTCCAGATGTCCTCCGTTTCTTCCGGGTCACGGTATAAATCGGTACTTTCATCGGCTAATTTGCTCTGTTCAAGCAAATTTTTTCCTAAATCGTGCGCTTTTTCAACTTTTTGTAGTAAATTTGCAAGCGGATAGGATGAACCAACCTTGGGTTGGGGATGGCTACCCACACCATTCGGAGTGTTCGGCGTTTCTTCGTCGAGCACTTCGATTTTTTGTACCTCATAGGCATGGATGCCGTTTCCGACAACTGGGTTCTTTTCTTCACGCATGAGCGTCATAACTCGATAAGGCTTGCCATCAATTATTACCGCACCATAGAAACGATGCATCAATGCTTTGTCGTTTATTTCGTCACCACGATTTCCTTTCTCATCTTTAATGTAGTCGGGGTGTTCTTCAACTTCAATACTTTCATTTATAACATCATCTATATGTTCTGCTAATGCAAGATGTACGCCCTTGTTTACACTCTTGGCTTGATGCTTAGGACTAAGACTTAATTCAATCGCATTACCCGAAATGGAATAATCGAACTTAACACCAAAATTGTTGTAGTGTAAAGTCTTCGGTTCTCCATTTGGAGCATACTTTGCTTTGGCTGCTTCGATGGCTTGTGAAGTAGCCTCTACTATATTACCTGTATATGAGTGTCTTGGTATGTTACCAACCACTTTTACCTGTGCGTCATTAAGACCAGGCATAACCGTTCCCTTATTCTCTACGGCTCGTTTCTGACGCGCCTTGAAAGTCTCGGGAGCATCACCCATTTTGTAACGTGCCTCGTCTGTCAGCCCAAGTTCCTCACGCTTAACGATGTCACGCGCAAGGTCTATTGGGTGTTCCTTGCCACGCTCCAAACGCTCCTTGCTGCGCCACAAGATGTAACGCAGTTCGTTGTCGCCAAGTTCAAACCACTTTGGCAACTTCAACGAGCCAAGGAACTTGTCAAGCAATCTGCGGACGGTGGCTTTGATTTTCTGCCATAAGGTACGCTCGCCCTCGCTGAACTCCTCAAACGGCTTCTCTGCCATGCGTCCAAACAACTCGTCAACAGCGGTGCGTCTGTGCTGCTCGTAACTCTTGGCACGCTTTCCGTTCTTGGTCGTATCGTCGATAAAGGCACGACCTGCAGCAGCATCAACGCCTTTCTTCAAGTCGTCGCGCAAATGCTGATAGGTCTCGTCAAGGAACTCGTCATAGTTTTCTTCACCGACAAGTTCACGCAAACCCTTATGGGCAATAGTCTCATGCCCGACACTGGCTTTCACATCGTCAATGTCTCTATTATTGTCAAGAACGATGTTCACCTGTCCTGTGGCTGTGTCATACCAGCCTTTGGACTTGCGCCTACGCTCTTGCACCGCTGCATTGGGGTGTGTGATTTCGTTCACGTCCTCAATGATATTGATGTCCGTGTGCAACTTCTCACCCATCTGCTGAACGGCACTGCGCATCATGTCGCGGTCTTCCTGCATGGTACGCTTCACATTGGCGTTAAGTGCTTCCACCTGTTCGTCAGTGATGGCACCAGCCTGTCGCTGTTGAGGCTCACGACCTGCGGCTTCTACCATTGCATCAACCTCACTCGGTTTAAGAATGCGGTTTACTTTCATGGCACCAGTGATAACCCAAGGATCTGTGTTCGGGTCGGGATTGGTGCGATACCTGTATGAGCCGTTTTCGGGCAGTCGTGGCAGACCTGCAAGCGAGTGTTGGAACTTTCCGCTTGCGTTCATGCCGTAACTCATGGCTTCCTCTTGGTAGTCCACATCGTTCGCATACTCCACCTCTGCCCACACAAAGTTTGCAGGGAACAACTCGCGCTGTCCTGTTTCGGGGTTCATGCGGTTGAACTGGAGTGCATAAGGTATCTCGCCCAAGTGCCAACCGGGACGGTATGCCAACTTGCCGCTACCTCCCTGTGTTCCCTTGCCACCTGCCTTAACCTGCTGGCGACCTGTCTTTGTAACACCTGCAACTGGGGCGGCATCTGCATCAAGCCATACACCCACTGGGGTAGCCTCACCGTTCGGGTTTGCTACCATAGGAGGATAAAGTTTGCCGTCTTTCAACACAAACACCTTATAGCCGATACCTGTCTTTGTAGGTGGTTCGTCCTCGCGGATGCGGTACTTTGCGGTGTCCTCTGTTACATCGTCGCTGTCTTCGTCGGAAAGTTGTACGCCCTTTGCTGCTTCAACAGAAGCATCCATTTCTGCATACTTGACTTCTTTCTCTGCCATTTCCGCTTTCATCAGTTCCTCATACTCGGCAAGTTTCTCTTTGGCTTGCTTCAACTCGTCGGCATACTCAAACGGTTTGCCGTCACGCGCCTCTACTTGCTGCAACTCACCTTTGTATCTTTCTGCGGCTCTATCGGCATACTCTGCCTTTTCGCGGAAATCGTTGCCGGTCATGACGTTTTCGAGAATGTCCTCCAGCGCAGACTTCAAACGCTGACCATCTACTGGCACATCTTCAAGTCCGAGTTCGGGGCAGGAATATGTCATTTGAGTTTTAGAGAAGAACGACAATGAGAGTTGTCCTTTCTCCTGCTTCTGCTCTTTGGTGATAACACGATGGATATGGAAGTCAAAGCCTCCGACGCTAACAGTGAGGTCGCTCTTGGCTTCGGCTTGATAACCCGATGCTGTGCGTACCTGCTCCTGCTGCTCGCGCTGCTTACTGTTGTAGTCCTTGATATAGTCGCCCATTGCGTCGAGTGATGGGAATTTCATCTTGCCGATGGTGATACCATCATTCTTTGCAGCCTCAACTTTGGCAAGGGCTTCCTTGTTGCGCTTTGCTCGTTCCTCACTATCCTTAATGAGTGCTTTCAGACGTGGCTTCTGATTGTGAACGTATGTTTGGTCGGCTTCCCACTGTTTCTTGCGTGCCTCCAACTTCTTCACTTCTTTCTCCACTTGGTTCTTCAGCAGAGCGTACTGGCTACCCGACAACTGAGCCGTGATGTCGCCGAACAGGTCTTGTTCCTCCTCCAGCACACGGTTCTCCATCGAGTTGCTCATCATCTTCTTACCCTCCATGATGCTGTCGGCTATCGCTCCTTTGGTCTTCAAACGCTGGTAGGCAGTAACGTCGAGGCTGTCTTCAACGCCGAAACGGAGTACACGGACAGGTATTCCCCATTCGTTATGCAGGTTGCCTTGGCGCAATATGCGACCGTTACGCTGAGTGTAGTCCATTGGGCGGTTTGGTGCATCAACATGGATGAGGGTGTGCAGACGCTCTTGAATGTTCACACCAGTACCAAGCGTAAAGGTGCTGCCCATGATAACACGGACTTCACCACGGTTCACCTTGTCAAAGATTTCAAGTTTCTTCTTGATGCTCATGCCGGACTTCATCACAACAACTTGTGCTTCGGGTACACCTGCATCAATGAGTTTCTTGCGAATGTCCTCATAAAGGTTAAAGCCTGTCGCCTTGTTCTGATAGTTGTCCGCAAAGATGGCAACAGTGCCGTTATATTCCTTGGTGTCTTCAAGACTGCGAAGTGTCTGACGCACGGCTTCATTGGTCTTGCTGTTCGGCTCGTCTGCGGCATCTTCAAGTACGAGACGTGCATCAACGGCAGCGGCTTTGGCAATACCATACATGACGAGAGGAATGTGGCTGTTTTCTTTCTTCTCCTTACCACTCATCTTCTCGTAGTCGTCGAGTTGGTCTTTCACAAACTTCATGACACCACGCAGGGCTTTCGTCTGCGGCAGATAGATGTCCTGTGCCTTTTCACCGTCCATCTTTGGTATCTTGTCGCTCACGCCTCCTGCCTCACGGGTCAGCACCGTGTCGGCGACACCTGCCCATATACGCACAAGTTCGGGGAGGTTTACATAACCTGCAAAGCGGTTATTCTCCTTGTACTTGCCGTTGGTGGCAAACTCCAGCATCTGTTGGATATTGCCGAAGTTGCGCACGAAGTCGTCGAAATAATAGATGCCATACTCGCGCATGGTGTCGGCTGGCATGAGATAGCGCATGAACGTCCATATCTCGGCTGCGGTGTTGCTGATAGGCGTACCTGTGGCAAACACCACATTCTTGCCGTTCTTGCTCTCCAGCACGGCTTGCGTCTTCAGATAGACACCTTGCGACTTCTTGCTATATGATGGGTCAACACCTTTTACTCCGCGCTGCATAGCAGTAGCAAAACCGAGGTGCTTATATTCGTGTGCCTCGTCAATGAGCAAGGCATCAATACCCATATCATCGAAGTTGTCAACATCGTCTGTCTCGCGGTCGAGCATTTCCTGTGCCTTGACCATCGCGTTCTGCCTTGTCTTGGCTTCGCGCTTCTCGTCCTTTTCGGTCTTGCCACCTGCCTTACGCTCCTGCAATGCCAGTTTGAGGTCGTTCAGTTCGTCGTTGAGTTGGTCTAACTCGCGCTGGGCTTGGCGCAATACTGGGTCGCGGTCGTCATTGGCGGCTTCGCGCATTTTCTCCAGTACCATCATCTTCTCTTCCACCTTATCCTCGACAAAGCGGATTTGACGCTCCTCGCTGTCGGGGATGCGCTCAAACACAGACTGAGGCACCACAATCATGTCCCAATCGTTGTAACGTATCTTGGCATAGAAGTTACGTCTTCCCTCTGCATTGCGGTCTGCATCTTCAAGGGTCAGTATCTTGGCATTAGGATAGAGTGCCTTTGCACTGGCGACAAACTGTCCTACGGTAGCGTTCTGCACAACAATCATTGGTTTGCGTGCTGTTCCAAGACGACGCATTTCCATTGCTGTGCTGATAAGTGTGTAGGTCTTTCCTGTTCCTACCTCATGAGCAAGCATCAGCGGTTGTGTCGTCGCACGGATAACGGCTTTTGCCTGGTGCGGACGCAACTTGAATGGTTTGCCATTAACAACGGTGGCTGCACCTCCGAAATGCTCCGGCACAAACTCGTCGGGAATTTCCTTTGGTACGCTGTTGTTGAACAGTTCATTATAGACACGCTCCATGCGTTCCGACATTTCGGGGTCACTCTGCATCTTGCCACGCGCCCAGTCTTTGAAGTCTTGGCGTATCTCGTCAATCTTGTTGGCACAAGCCATCGTCGCCTCTTTGTCCACAATGGTCTCGGTGGTCTTGCTGCTTCCGTAGCCTGTGGAAATAGTCTTGGTAACGCTGATACTCTTGCAGGTGATAGCAGCTTTGATAAGTTCATGTCCGTAGATGGTCTTGTCACACTTCTCACTGATAACACCCATTGCCTTGTTCTGCTCGGTGTTCGTATAGTATGGCTCACTCATTATCCATGTGCCACCTGCATTTGTCAACTTCACGTCAAGCCCGGTGCGCTCCTTTACGAAATCTTCATATAGTTTTGGCTCAACCCATGACGAGCCAAGTGTAAACTCTATGAGGTGTGCAGGAATGTTCATCGGGATAACACGCTCCAGTGCTTTGATGTTTGCATCATAACGTCCGTCCGTGTTGTTCTCTTGGGCTTGGCGCAACTTCTCACGAACATTGCCACTGAGATATTCATACGACACTTCCATTTCGGTTGTGGTCGGGTTCTCGAAGCCAAGTCCACTTTCAATAATCTGCTGGCGCACATCGCTGTCGCTCATGTTCAACTGCTCGGCGATATATGGAACATCGACACGTCCGTTAAGATAGATGCTGGCAATGATGCCGTCTTTAATGGTTGTTGGCTTCGGCTCGCTCTCGGTCTCCACGACACGACGGCTGAAAATGTCAGTTTTGCCGTAGGTGACAATACGCTTTCCGCTCTTGTCGCCTGTCTCACTCACACTTTCCAATGCGGCAATACTTGGATAATCCATATCGCTGCGCAGGAAAGAAATGGAAGTGTTCTTGTTCAGATGTCCGTAGGTCTTGACAAAACTGTCGTATACCTTGTTCAACTTGGCAAGACGCTGTTGCAAACCGCTATCGTCGCTGTGGGTAGTCTGATACTCCAGCACATCGGCAAGTGCATCCTTGATAGCCTTGTAAGCGTTGAAACACTCTGCCTTGGTGTGTCCCTTAACCTTGTTGGCGTTGACGTTGATAGGCACAGCTTTTCCTCTCTGTGCAAGACACAGATTGCCGTCGCTGTCAAGTAACATGCTGCCCTCTTTGACATCTTCGCCCAAGTCTTCATAAACTACCTGCTGGCTCTCGCGCTCCTCTGCTTTGTCCCAGTCCATATCCTTGAACTGCTGCGCCCATTCTGACAGACGCTGCTCTTGGTTGATGCTCGGACTTGGATAGAGTGCCTTGCTGGTTGCACGGTAGGTGTCACCTTTCTCAAATGCGAAAGCCATTTCACCTGCCATGTCTTCGGGATGCTCCACAAAGTGCTTGTTCACGTCAAGCGCAAGGTCTTTGACTATCACCTCACTGCTGCCACGCTTTGTTTCACCTGTGTTGTACTTCACGGTGCGGATGGGCAGTGTGCCGCTCACGTCTATGGCGTTTGCACTCTTGCGACCATTCACGCGCTTACGAATGACAATAATATCAGAGGTTGCACCAGTACCACCGAATGTTTGGTTGTGCATACGGAAAGCACCGACAACATCTGCGCCTCCCTCATTTACCAACCATGTACGGAGTTTTGCGGAGTTCGGGCTGTCAAGAGTTCCGCTTGACGTAATAAAAATGCCGACACCACCCTCTTTCAACTTGCGCACATTCTTGGCAATACAGAAGTCGTGAATGTCATGGAACTTACGTGACAAATCCTTGTCGCCTGTCTCGTCCATCACACGCAAGCCTGTAACGAAAGGTACATTGGTGATAGCCAAATCAACACTTCCATTAGGAACAAATGTTTTCTCAAATCCTTTTACCTCTACATTGGCATCGGGATAGAGCAGAGAGAGAATGTTTCCTGTGGTCTCGTCAATCTCTACTGCATGAATATTGCTTCGTTCGCTCATGTCAGTAGGCATCAGACCGATAATGTTGCCGATACCGGCACTTCCCTCCAATACGTTTCCACCACGGAAGCCCATTGCTCGCGCAACATCCCACATGGCATCAATAACAGGTGCTGGAGTATAGTACGCACTGTTACGGCTCATGTTGGCGGCTTCGTATGCTTCGGGCGAAAGCAACTCACGCAGACGTTCGTTGATTGGGTTGGCTGGCTGGTAGTCGTCGCGCAAACGTGGGTTGTAGCCACTATCACCGCTACTTACTTTCTCTTTGAAAGCAGCACCCAAGCCACCCCAACCGCTGAACTTGCGAAGCACAGACATATCTTCGGGAGTGGCTGGCTCGCCGCTCTCGATAAGACGCTGCATCGTCTCGATAGCCTTTATGTTGGCTTCGATACGTGCGCTGGTGCCTTTAGGCGCGTAGTCTGTTCCGCGCTCGGCATGATTGTTATGGGTGTTCTTTCGCTCGCTCTCTGCAAGGGGTGCAGGTTCGGGCTTGGCTGGCTTTACATTTCGCTTGCCATCAGATGGTTCAGATACTCGCGAGCCTCCTGCGGTGTCAGACTTAGTATCGTTTCCACTACGTCCAGCCACTCGTCCTGTGTCAGGTCGCTCATCTTCATTTTGTTCGCTCTTTCCCAACGGCTCATTCTGTTCGCGTTGGTGTCCTCCTTCTCGCTCGGAAGTGCCGGTGCGAGGTTGTAAGTGTACTTCTTGCTCATTGCTCGTTGGTTTTAAGTTACTATCTTCTTCACCAAACAAACCACTGAACAAATCGGGGATGGTTTGCTCTCGCAAAGATACAGATTTTTTCTTAGATTTACGCCCCTTTGACGGCTTTTCTTGCTGATTACCTGCATTTTCCGCTGCTACACGCTGCGCCATTGCCACATAGTCCTCTGCAGGTAGCCATTCTTGACACACGCTTCTGATACCTTGCAGCATCTGTGGCACAGACACGTCAACAGGGAAATAGTTGTTGGAGCGCAGGTAGTCACGACCACCGTTAGGGAGATTTCTTTCGGGACGGAACATGATACCTTTCAGCACAAGGTTGTCGCGATTGTTTTCATAATCGGGTTCCAGCATGAAGTCGATATACAACTCCACACCCTTGTTGCGGTTCAACATGAAGCGCATGGTAAGATCACCACCTGCAGGTGCGATGTTTGCCGTCACGCTCTTTTGCTTCTTGCCCTTGGTATCATACACAACAGGGTCGCTGATGCCGAGTTCCTTTGTCAGCGTCTTAAACAACTCTGTGACATTCTTCACGGCTTTCTTCTCGGCATTACGCATGTAGCCGTATGCCTCGTTGAAGTCGCTCTCCACTGGCTCTGCCTCATAGTAACCAAGCAATGCCAGTTGGTCGTTCACCTTGTCGATGGCATCGTCAATGCTCTTTGCGAGGTCGTTTACTTCTCGCTCACTTCTTGCAGACGGGAGTTTACTTTCGACTTCGCTTGCAACAGTTGCTGCTTCGCTTGCAAGAGCCTCTGTATTTGCTGCGACTTCTTGCTCTGTTTCTTTTCTTTGCTCATTGCGTTCTTGTTTTAGTTTGTCGGTTGCCTCCTTTGCCTCACGCTCGGCTGCTTGCTCGCGCACGATGTGTTCAGCGGTGGCAACAATATCCTTTGCACCCTCTTTGTCGAAGTTCATCACATCGAATGTGCGTACATCGTCGTAAGGGGTCAGTTCTTTTTCATACTCTGCCATTTCGGGCAGGTCACGCGCTCCGTTGTAGAATGATTTGAGATACGGACGCACATTCTCGCCAAGGGCTTCAATCATCTGCTTGGCAAACTCGGCAAACTTTCGTGCGCCATGTTTCAGCATGAGGTAACTCATTTCCACACCAAGGGCAAACGCTTCGGGGTCAACTCCCATGTTCAACTGACCACCAAGTTTCTGACGCAAACGCCTACGAAGTTCCTCAAAGCGTTCTGCATCTGCATCGTCAACCCACTTGCTCTTGGCTTTCTTCTCCTCCTGCTTGGGCTGCTCGGTGCTTTCCTCCTGTTGCTGTTCCTCAGTGTGGTCGCTCAACTTGGCTTCGCCCTTTTCGTTGAGTTCACCCATAAGGCTCTCTACATTGACTTTCTTCGGTTCGGGCAAAGCGTCCTGCACCTCGTCTGCATTGGCTTTTGTGCCGTCGGTGAACGTGTATTCCACCGTGCCGTCCTTGTGGTGCGCCACAAAGATGTCCTTATTAGCATTGTGCTTCACGGAGAAAACGCGGTCGCCACCGTGATACTCCTTGACAGGCTTCGGTAGTTCTACATTCTCCCAATCCGTAACCTCATACAGCACTGGTGCCATACCAGTGTCAAGCGTTACTTGCTTTGTATCTGCATCATGGATGGTTGCTTCCTTGCCTTTATACATAATCTTGTCACCCAATTTCACGCCATGAGCGGCAAGGGCATCGTCGCGCTCGGTCTCTGCCATCTTCTTGCGGATGTCAACAAGGAACTGCTCGTATGCCTTTCTGCGTCCGTTGAGGTTGGCAAGTGCGTCAAATGCCTGTGGAATGGTCTCACCTGCTGCGGTAGCCATGCCGTCCTCAATGGTTTTGGCACGCTTGCGCAGGTCGCGGATAACATTTTCAATACTCTTGATATTTGGGATTGCTCCACGCTTGCGGTCATTGAGTACGTTGCGAAGTCCTGTCAGTGTCTTGTCATAGACATCATCCTCGCGGTCATAGTCATATTGTGGAGTGGTCTGTGGCTCTTGCTCTACCTTGATGGTTTCATCAACGGCTTTCATATCTGCCTGGTCGGTGACTGTTGCCACGTCTTCTACAGACAAAGGCTGTGCATCCTGCACGGCTTCCTCATTGCTCAAAGCCTCTGCAAGTGCTTTCGCGCTGTCCTCGTCACGCATCATGAAACCGCTTTTCTCTCTATCCCACCAACCACGGCTTTCCTTTGCGAGTTCCTTGCCGGCACGAATTTCATCTTTCGACAACTCTCTGCCGAAAGTAACAAGGTGCATCGGTGTGGTCTTACCTTTCTTGTTGGTGTAGGTGGTAGGTTCGATGGAGTAACCTGCGGTCGGCTGCTCGCCAAGTTGGGTGTCGCCAAGAGGCTTCACGCTGCTGTACTCCGCAAACGGCTTCGTCTTGCGGTGGCTGCTGTCAATCCACTTCTTGAACTCCTCTTTGCTGACAGGAGTAATGGCACCAAGTCCCTGCCAACCATCTTCATAGTTGGAGAGGTATGCCTTTCGTGCGCTCTCGATGTCGGGGAAACCATACATCACCTTGTGTTCGTCAAAGCTGCCGTCCTTGTTCACTTGGTCAACGACAAACACATCACCCTGCGAGGGGTCTTCGGAGAAGAACACGTCGATGTGGTCGCCATCAACGCCCTCTGTGCCACGAATGTAGCCGTAGGTGTTCTGCATTTCCTGCTCCCACTGCTTGCCGCTGGCATCTATGCCACGACGTACAGAGCCTTTCGGGTTCTCGATGGTAACGTCGTAGCCATCAATCTTGACGTGTCCTTTCTTATAGTTACCAGCCTCTTTCTGTGCTTCGGTAGGCTCGGTATTGGTTTCCTGCTCGGCTGCTGCCAATGCTGTTTGCACGGCATTAGGCTCTGCTCCTACTGGTTCAGTAGCCTCAACAGGTTCTGCCTCTACTGGTGCAGGTTCGGCACTGGGTTCTGCTGTTGCTTCGCCATCTGTGCTGACTGCTGGAGGAGTGCCATCTTGTTGAACGCTCTCTGCTTTTCTGCGCTCCACGGCTTCTGCCCGGGCTGCTTCGATTTCTTTTCGTTTGCCATAATTCTCGTTTATAAATGTGATTACGTCTCGCAAGATGTCCTCGCGGCTCTGAATGCCACCTGCAAACAGGTCAGTCTGTCCAGATGCGCTTTGTCTTGCGTTGTTATTGTATAATTGGAGTGTAGTCTTCAGCAAGGTAACGCGCTTGTCATTCAGCACGTCAGCAAGCATCAGCATGGTAGCATTATTGAAGTCTGCTACGGTCTGCAACTCGTCGGGGTCAGCGAACAACACACCTTGACGTGCGTATGTGCTGACTATCTCGCCATACTTGGCACCGCCTTGTCGTGCATCAAAACACAACTTCACGGCATCTGCCAACTCTCCCTGCAAAGACCAGTCGCCACCAAGGGCAATGTTATCGACAATCTCACCGAGTGCGGTGATAACGGTCTGACGCATGGCTGGCTCTGCCGTAAGCATACGCACTACTTCGGGGTCGCTCTCAAAGGCTTTGCCGATGAGCATATTCTCCAAGAACTCACGACCGACGGCACTCAGTTTCTCATGTCCGCGAACACCGTCAACCATTTCTGCCAACTGTGCCTGTGGAACAACACCGGCACTGTGCAGGTCATAAACTGCGCCAAGGCTCGCTTCTGCATCGCTGTAGAAGTCGCCCAGTGTGTCATAGCTGTTGATGGTTCTGACAATACCCTTGAAACTATCGTCGCTCACGGTCTTGCCAAGTTTAACGGCTTGCTCGGTCTTGTTCTGCGACTTCATTTCCTGCTGGTTGAACTTCGCAAATGTCTCTGCTGTGTATGGCATAGCCTCATCGGGAACGAATGACACACGCGGATGCTGCATCGCTCCCACCTGTTCAGCAGTGAAGCCAAACTTGGGCGCGTACTCTTTCAGATAGTTCACATATGCACCATCGGTATTGTCACGCGCTGCCAGTTCACCGGCCATGGTACGACCGTTGCCGGACAATACAACACCATCGTTGCTGACAACGGGAACACTCTGCAAGGCTCGCTGGTCATACTGCCGTGCAATGCTCTGTGTATGCTCCTGCGCGTCGTGGTCTCGCTCATAGTCGCGGTCGTTCACGCTGTTGTCGTTGGCATCCATCGGGAAACCGTCAGTCTTCTGCCATGTTTCGGGATTGTGGCTTGGGGATGATGCACCACTCTCATGCAGGACGTAATGACCTTTCAGCGGTGTTCCGTCGGGTAGCATGATTTCGTCGCGGTGTCCGTCAACCTTTGTGGCATTGTTCCACTTCTCGGTAATGGCTGGCATCGGGTTCTCGTTGCCAACTGCCTTACGCTCTGCCTCGGCTTGCTTGCGTGCCTCATATTCGGCTTGTGCCTCTGCTACGGCTTCATCATGACGCACGGCATCCTCTGCCGCTCTGCGTTCATTCTCCACACGCTGTATATCGTTCTGAATGTTGCGCACTTGCTGCCAGTAGTCCAATACGCGCTGTGCCTCGTCAATCTTCTCTTGACGTTTCGCCTTTGCCTCGTTGTACTTCTTGATGCTGGTGCCAACTCTTGGCATCTGTGCCGACTTCGCCTTGACAAGTGCGCTCTGCGCTGCCTGTGTCTGCGCTGCAATAAATTCGTTACCCTCACTGCGTGATAGTCCTGCCTCGTTGAAAATGTAGGCATGGGCGCGTTCGGGTGTGGTGGCTTGCCAGTCTTCTTCACCATCCTCACCAATAGGCATAGGCTCTGCCGTTGGCTGCTCAGTTGGTTGTGCAGGTGCTTCGGCTGGTTGTGCCGGTTGAGGCTCTACCGTCTGCACTGGCTCCTGTACTGGCTGTTGTGCGACTTCGGCTTGCTGCTCAACAGGTGGGGGAGTAGTCTCTACCGTTGCTGGTGTTTCAGCGGAGGCTTCTTGTACTGGTGCTGCTTCGGGATGCTGTGGTGCAACATGGCTCACAACCTTATCAACGAGTTTGTCTTCATGGTCGTGCTTTACCTCACCGTCCATGAAATACTCGATGATGTTTCCGTTTGCGTCGGGAACAAAACTGCCGTTCTCATAGCGCACACGTCCCATCACCATTGCAGGTTTCTCGCTGCCGTCCTCGTCGCGGATAGTCAACTCCATGTCGGCTGTATAGTCGGCTGGAGCACCTGCTACACGTCCGTCTGCCTGTGGCTGTGCTGGTGTTGAGGCTTCGGGCTGCTGCGTTGCTGGTTCTTCGGTGATACCATGACGCTGACGATAGTCTGCTGCTGCTTTCTCGTCTCTGATGCGCTGCAACTCTGAACGCTGAACGGTTGCTTGTGTGCCGTCGCCAAGTGCTACGGTGATGTTCTCACCGTCTGCATCGGTAGCGACAACAACGGCTTCCTCACCAGTAGGCAATACCAACTGTTGACCAGGTACAAAGCGAACAGTGCCTTGCGCCTCGTCAATCTGTGCTTGAACGTACTCCTGTCTGCTGCGCTCGATGTCGGCTTCACGCTGTTCTGCGGTTGTCACCTCACCAAGCGAAGATATGCCAGTATCAGCGGACGGGTCTATCTGCTTGCGTTCTCCAGTGGCAGGGTTATATACTACGACAATGTTGTCACTCGATGCCTTGTCAACCATTGAGCCGTCGGGCATCATCTGCACATTGCCGTCAACGATATACACTTGTTGGTCGTTACCCTCGCTGTCTTTCTCTTTGAGTATGGCAGGGCGCAAAGAGCCGTCAGTATGCTGCATCTGCTTGGTCTGCTCTCGCTGCTGGGCTACCATGTAGGCTGCATCCTCGTTGATGCGCTGCACTACACCGTTCCATGCTTCCTGTGCTTCCGCATTGTTTGGGTCGGCAAGTTCTATGGCGATGTCCTGACGCTCCTGCGCGTCGGCTTCGTGTCCTCTGTTGAAAGCCGCGCTAACAGGGTCGCCCTGCTCACCATCGTCAATGCCGAGTAATGCGGCTATCTGACTGTTACTTGTTGTTGCATCGGGGTCAACAGGTGCTTCGCCACGTTCTGCGGCTTCCTCCTGCTTGCGCTTCACGTCGGCAAACAGGCGGTTGGCATATTCGTCAACGGCTTTCTGCTCCTGCTCGCTTCGGCGGTTGCGCTCCTTGCGGATAGCCTTGTCAACATCAATACCAAATTCTTCATTGATGGCTGCGCGTACTTCTGATGAACCGTATTTGTCGCCAAGACCGTTGTAGGCATTAAGGATTTTCTCTGCCCACTCCAATTCAACTTCGTTCATTGCTTCGGTCTTGCGCTTCATGAGGTCGAACAAAAGGTTGGCAGGTGCGCCTGTTTCCTCTGCAACACTCTCGCAAGCCTCATACATGCGCTTGTTGTCGCCTTGCCAGTCATAATAACGCTCACCCACGTCAAAGCCGTTCAACTCTGCTTGCCTGTTGATGCGGTTCGCTTCAACGTCTGCACGTTTCTTGTCGCCAAACGAGCGACTGGTAATCACTCCGTTTGCACCAAAGGACTGCACGGTGTAACCTGTCACATTGCCATCTGCGTCCTTGTCTTCAAGGATGCTTGAACCCATGACGGTTGACATTGGCAGACCATGCCCTGTGAGGTAGTAATACATCTTGGCACGCGCCGCCTCGCTGACGCTGTTGTCTGTCATCAACTCGACAAAGCGGTTATATGGTAGTTCAGCCTGTCCGTCGCCTCCCTCAATCATTCTGCTTGCATCGGTGGTGGTAGGACGAGCCTTGTCATATTCTTCTTTGGCTTCGGCATAACGGCTGTATTCCTCCGTGAGGTCTTTCAAGTCGCCGTACCCTCTGCGTTCCAGTTCTTTCTTCTCGTCCTCAGTAAGTGCAAGGTCACCGCGTCCGTCAAGAATGGAACGTAAACGTGTCTCAAAACCAACCTTGCCGTTCTTGGAGCGTGCAAGGTCGTAGATAACACGCGGTGCAGACTTCAACAGATGTTGTGCCTTGAAACCTGCAATCATTGCCATGTTATCAGTCCAAACGTCCATCAGCGCGTCACCACGACTATTGCGAAGTTCCTCAATCTTGGCTGCACGTTCCTGTTCGTCTGCAATATAGTTGGGGCTGCTCTCATCAGAAAGTGAGTTGATGAGGTCGCCATATTGTCCGTAGGTGTCGATAATCTCCGGCACGGCAAAGATTGTTCCCTCTGCCACTGTACCTACACCAAGTTCACCGGCACGGATGCCCATCTTGCCAACGGTGCTTTCGGTGGCTCTGACAAGTTTGTCGCTTACATTGCCGAGGTATGGAGCAATTACACCAGTTACTGCACCCATCATCAAGCCGTGTCCTGCACGCCCTGCCACATTGCCAAACGAGAAACCGTCCTTGCGTTCACCTGTTTCCTTGTCAATGTAACCTCCCCACTTCATTTGGTCGAGTGCTTCGCTTCCTGCCTCGTATGTGCCGAAGTTCACGGCACCACCAATGGCTCCACCAAGCATACGACCTCCGAGCGTGGTGCCAAACTTACGCATGGCTGCTTCGCCAATCATCTTGTCACCCAGCCAAGTTGTGCCTTTAACGGCTGCACCACCTGCACCTGCAGATGCCCAAGTGAGAGGGTCTAAGGCAAAGCCTGTAACAGTTCCTGCGATACCTGCAACCTTGTGTCCTTTCTTCTCAAAGCGTTGTTCTGCATCTTCGCGTGCTTCCCTGTCGCCTGTTGTTCCTGCTTGCGCTCTTGCCGCTGCTTGCATCAATGTTCCCATTGCGTTACCTGCGGCAACCTTGCGGATGAAGTATTCTGCTGCATCTTTAGGGGCGTTCTTGGCTACTGCAAGTTCATACATACGGCGGTCGCTCTGCTCACGCGCCATTTCCGTTGCTGCTTGCTGCAACTGCTGTTCTGTGGCTTGTGGGTAACGGTTCTTCAGTGCGCCGTACATATCTTCGATGATGGACTGCTGTTTCTTCTTGCCAAGCATGTTCCAAGCATCATCAGCCATACGTTGCAGGTCGTGGTACTTCAAATGAGTGGCAAATGCCTTGATGCCTGTATCTACATTATCAGCACCCAATCCTCCTGTTACGTTCATGCCATCTGCTGCACCGCGGAGGAAATTGCTCCATGATGGCTTGCTGCGCTCGTCCAAGTATCTGCCAAACTCCTCATTGGATTTGTCCTCGGCTTGCTGCCATACCATTGCAGCAGCATTGTCGGGGTCGTACTTGTCGATTGATGCACCCACACGACGCTCAAAGTCATTCTGTATGCGCTTCTCGCGATGTCTGCGTCCCTCCTCGGTGGTGGCTTCCCACTCGTCACGGTATTTAAGATTGAGGCGCGACTGCTCCAGCGGTGTTGTTACCTCATCGCCATGCGTAGTGTAATACCTGCGCTCCATCTTTCCGCTTTCCGGGTTGAACTTCACTTCGCTGGTCTTGCCCAAAGTGTTGCCCTTGCGTATATTCTCCATGCGAGTGTTGAAGTTCTGCTGCGACTGCTTCACTTGGCGCATGGTCTCGTCCAACTGCATCTGCATACCCATCTTCTCCTGCCAAGTAGGTTTCCATGCCGCTTTCTTGGGCTGTTGTTTAACCTTTTGCGGTTTTGGTTGCGGTTTTTGTGGCTGCTGCACGGACTGAGGTGTAGAAGATGGTTTCGCCACAGGCTGCTGTGGTTTCACTGCGTGAAGCCCAAGACGATCCCTGAATTCCTCGTAATTGCGGCTACTCACCGCTCCATCTGCTTTCAGAGCGTCATAAAGTTGCTTACGGTTCCTATATCCCTGCTCACCACTGGCAAGCATGTAACTACGGAAGTTCTCACGGCTTTTACTTACAGCTCCATCTGCTTTCAGAGCTTCGTATAACTTGTCTATCTTATCAGGCATGATGTCTTATGTTTTTTATAATCCAAGTTTCTTTGTATTTGCATAGCTTTTTTTGCCGCTGGAAGAACTACCAGCACTTCGTGAAGTTCCACCTTGCCGCCTTGGCTGTGTATAAGTGCGAGTGATAGTTTTATGCCCTTTCGCATCTGTCTTTTCTGTCACTTTTTCTGTTCCAGCACTCGAAGTTCCTCCACTGCTTGAACGTCCTCCACTGGAAGAACCGCCTCCTGTTCTGTACGGTGCCTTGGCATCATGGCTGTATTTTGCAGCCCTTGCCTTGCGTTCCTCAATTCGTGCAGCCTGTTCAGCCTGTTCTTGCGGCCAGCCTCGTTCAAGCAAATCTGCTTTGGTTTTCCAGTATGCTGCTTGCTCATCGTTCTTGTTACCCTGAGCCTCATAGTATTTCACTTTAGCCTCGGCAATACTACGGTTGGTTTCTTCCTGTTTATCCAGTCGGTCTTGCTGCTGCTGGCGAATGGCAAGTATCTTTTGCTGATAGTCACTTTGTGCCTTACTGCTATTCAACTTATCAAGCGTGATAACGTAATTCATGAGCCTGTCTGTATTCTTTTCGCGCTCCAGTCTCGCCTTGTCAATGCGCTCCTGTGCTCTCTCCGATATACTCGGCAACTCCATTGCCTCAACACCTCGTGCATGAGAATAGGCTTTATGGAATGAGCCTAATATATCCCCGATGGCTGCAAGGTTTTTATAACGGCGTTCACGCTTCTCTCGTTTCTGCCTGTCCTCCTCACTTTCTTCAAGCGACTTGTAATGTTCTATCCGACCTCTAAGGAAATCTTCAACATCACCAATTGTTGTTCCGTGGAAAGTCTCATCTGGGTTCGTATAGGGCTTGCTTTTTAGAGAACTGGTTGTCGGAGGTGTTTGCTTGGCATATTTTGCCCAAGGTGAACCATAGTCATTCTGCTCATCGTCACTTTGTTCACCTCTATACTTCGGGTCTATTGGAGAAAATCGCTTTGCCTCGCCAACACTGATGCCGTCCCTCAACCCCTCTTCCGTGAAGGTGTAATCATCCTCATCAATGCCACCATCCTGTCGCGCAGGCTGCGGCAGTGGCGAAGCACCACCGCCTGTGTGGTCATGAGGATGTTTGTCAACCGGCAATCCCATACGCTTTGCTTGCGCACGGGGTATACTTCCAGCACTTTGCTGACCGACATCATTCTGTGAGAAATCGTAGAATGACGTTGCGCCTCTCGGTATTGTTGTACCAAATGGGTTTGCTGCCATAATGCTATATTGTTTATGTGATTAACCAAGTCCCATGCCACTGGCAAAGCCGTTAGTGGCTCCACCGATAGCATCACTCGCTATATCAAGTACACCCTTTTTCTGTCCCTGCAATGCTCGCAGTTGTTCATCGAGTTGGTGCTGACGTTCGCGGTACTGTCCCTCGATTTGGTCTTTGCGCTGTGCGCCGGCAACTGCAATCTGACTGGTAGCGTCTGACAACGCTTTTGCATTAGCCTCTTTCGCTGCTGCTACACTCTCCTCGGTGCCACCCATCACGGCTTGCGCTCCTGCCGACTGCTGGTTACGTCGCCTTATCATGTCTGCTGTCTGCGTGAGAATGGCTTGCGCGTCGGCTCGCTGGGTTGCGTCCTCGTTATACCTGCGGTCGTACCAGTCTTGGTTCTCGCGCTTCTGCTCGTTAATCATGGCCATCTGCTTCTTCAGCATCTTATTCTTGCTGATGCCTCCGAAGATGCCACCAAGCGCACCAGCTGCGCCTCCTATAATTCCGCCTAACATACTTGTATGCTTTTTAATTTGTGAAACAAAATTTCGGTTCAGTGAGAGCAATCAAACTCGTTTGAATTGCCGAACGACAGGAATTTCGACGTAAGTCAAAACTTATAAGTCGTGTGCGAAATTACAACCTTATCTTTGCACCATCATTTTAAGTTTTGAATTGCCGTGCAAGCGAGAGCAGAACGAAACTTGTTTCAGTTATGCCGAGCGCAGCCGGCTAATCTCTAAAAGAATTTACTATGCCACGCAAAGCAGGAGATGGGCGCGGACGGCTCGGCGGTCGTGCCGCAGGAACACCCAACAAAGACAAGCCATTGAAGACGTTTCTCCGACAACACTCGGTGAAATACTTCACACCCAGCATCGAGGAAAAGGACGATAACGGAAAGAAGACAGGGCAACTGGTCTCGCAGTTTGACATTGACTGCAAGACACTTGACCCGGAAAGCCGTGTCGATGCCGAAATAAAACTATTGAAGTTCCACACGCCTCAGATGCAGTCAACAAGCGTTGACATGACAATCGTCGATGAAAACAGGACGCTCTCTGAACGCATTGCACGCCTCGCTGCTGGCGAAGACATTGCTTCGCCGTCTGAGGAGTAATCCTTACTACTGTTTACTGTATTTAGTATAAACCGCTGTGCAACTCGCTCGGCGGTTTTTCCTATACCTTAATATATAATAAAACAAGCAAAGGTTGTTTCAAAACAAGCAATGCTTGAATTATAAACAAGCAAAGGTTGTTTCAAAACAAGCAACAAAATAAAGTAAAGAATATATAGTTATATATTCCTTACGTCATATATAACTTATTCTCGCATCGCTTTATCACGCGCACGCGCGAGGCTTTGAAAATAAAAAAGGCTTCGCCGTGATGGAGAAGCCTGTATCATGTTAAGGAAATAGCATTTCTTTAACACGTTGCCGATGTCATGTTAAAAACCCTTGCCCTTTTGTCTTTCATAGACGGCACTCTTTCCGTTGTCACAGTTGACAATTTTGAACTGAACCATTGAGCGAGGTGGAATGTCTGCAGGCAGTTCACTGGCAAGTCTGGTAATAACCTCGTCGATGTTCGAGCAGCCGATGTCGTCGAAACTTGCCAAGCACCTGCCTTGAAAGAAAGCTGCTGCCTTGATGAGCATCTTCGGAGAGAGACGGAACACGCTGCTTTCCTCCTCCTGCGCTGCCTGTTTGCTGGCATGGTCTGAGAAGAAGATGAAATCAATGACACGCTCGTTCAGTTCCCATGCAGGTGTGAAGTCCAGTTTGATGTATCCACGTGTCACCTTGTTCTGTGAGTGGTTCATGCCGAAACCAACCTCCGAAAGCGTTGCTCCGCAATCGTTCTGCGCCACGGTTCCCCATGTATGACGGAACGTATAGACGCAATACCAGGCACTCTTATCCAAGTCCATACTCTCACAGATTTTCTTGATGCCGATATTCACGTTTGCACAGAAGCTGTCACTCGTCGTGTGTCGAGAATGGAAGTCGAACAGGTATTCATCATCTTGTCCTGATGCGTACTTATCAAAAAGAGGCTTGATGATGTCCGGCACACGCATTTCAAAGTAGGCACCATCGGAACGACTGTGCATTGTCTTCGCACGCTTATAGTGGATGATGCCACCGTGATAGTCCACCTTGCGCAGATTGTATAAGTCCACGGTGTTGATGCCTCCAAGACAAAGAACCATCATCGCCACGTCACGCCCAAGTTCGGGCAAGGGTGACTTCATCTTGCTTTCGGGCAATGGTGCTGCAAAGAACCTGCGGCATTCCTCCGCACTGATGGCACGCTTCTCGGGTATGTCAGCTTGTGGTATCTTGACCTTAACCCACGGATTGGTCTTCACTCTCAACAGCCCTGTGTCATAGTCGTTCAGTTCCTCAATGGCTGAACGAAACACCTGCCTCATACAAACAGGGTACATTTCCTTTGCCCTGTTCGTCTTCTCCATACTCTTTATCCACTTTGCCATGTTCGATGAGGTCAGTTGCGAAAACTTCACCTTTGTAGTACCGAAGAAACGCTCCATGTGCTGGAGTGCTAACTCGTAGTTTCTCGCATTCCTTGCATGTCCGCTGTCGATGAGGCTGTCAATATGCTTACGGGCATAGTCAGAGAAACATAATTCCTCGTCACCTTTTAGCAGGTAGTCAACAACCATCCGTGCCGTCCAGTTGCGAGTGTCCGTCCTGTTCAGCCTCTCGTTGTAATCAAGAATGAGAGCCGTACAAAACTGCATCACAACAGGGTCGGTGATTTCCTTACTTCTTGATAACTCACGCTTCGTAACCATCTTGTCCGTCTTGATGTACTGTGTCGTGCGATTGTGCGTCACTCTGATATAGACAGGATAGAACCCGTCATTGCGCATCTTTTGTACGCATGCTTTCAATGTTGCC